ATATCAATATGGTTCCCAGGCATTTCCACACGTAAGTCTTCAAACCTACTGCCACCAGACTTAAACTTAACCTCAAGTGGGGGTAGCTCTCCGCTCGTATCGGCCAGGGCACGCGCCGTGTCCGGCCCTGAGCGGACCCTGGAGCCGACAGGAAGGTCTACGATCTCAGGGGCGTGCTCCCCTACCAACACACTGCTGCCGCCCCGGATACCGCCTGTCTGGGCCGTCTGGAGCCCACTCCCGACGATACCACCGGTGGCCTTGACTTGGTTCCCCCACCTAGAGCCACCTCCCGTACTGACAAAGTGGGTAGTTACAAAGACGTCCTTACCCTTAAGCCTACTAATAGAACTTCTCAGTGAGTCAACCTGACGCTTAGCTGTTGTAACACCTGGCGCCTTTACCCTAGTTTCCTTCACCTTGGGCAGTAGGCCATAGGAGCGGGCTAGCTTATCGGCCTCAGTCTTGGTCATGCCAGCACCACGGGCAGCCTTGACGAAAGCCGTATAACCGTCATTTAGACGCCTGGTGGCCGATGCTTGAGAGCCTCCCATTTCCTTGACGCTCTGGGCAGCCTCAAGGGCCGCTCCAGCAATCCGCAACAATGCACTCTTGTTGTCTCTACCCTTTTGGGTATTGATATCTAGAGTTTTACCATTATCCTTAATGGCTTGCGTCGCGTCGTCAATGGCTTGCTGTAGTGCTATATCAGAATCAGCAAGAGCAAGTGCGGCTTGATTGTATTCCATAGCCGCATCTGTTAAGCCCTTCATCTCTCGCGCTGAATGCGCCAGGGCACGACCGAACACCTTTTGACGATCGGCAGCCTGAGACGTAGACTCGTTATGCTCTCCGCCGATCTTATCTGAGATTTTATCGATTGCTCCAGAGAGCAACCCAAGTGATCCTAACCATTCACCAGCTTCCTCCACTCCACGGACAACTCCAGCGGCAGCAATGGTGAGGTCCCCCATGAATTCGATAAGTCTCTTTAGACCATCTCCCGCTTCATCTGAACCGCCACTCATAATAGAGAAAGCGGTACCAAGGTCATAGCCTAGCTGTGTGACACCTTCACTAATGGCCTTAAGTCCAGGGCCGGACTCCTGAATAAACTCTCTAAATCCAGGAAGGAATCCACGAATAAATCCCGTAAGGCCATCGGTAACTGCCTTAATCGCAGGGACAGAGTCAGCAAAAAGACCCTTAAACTGAGGACCGAGACCGACAAAGGTGTCCTTAATCTTTGTAAAGGACTTGAGTAGTGGTTCAACAAGAGGTTCAGCATTGCGTGTAAACTCTTGCTTAAGGGTGTCGACTAGTTCGGCACCAGCAAGTCTCATTTCTTTCTTTTGAGAAATGACAATTGCCGCACCTAGTCCAGCAACTCCAATAGCCCCACCGGCAGCAAGAGCCTGTCCCATCCCTTCCATAAGAGCAAGGGCTGACACTGCACCTACACCAATCATGATTGGCTTGGAGCTTACCTTTAGAGCAGAACCAAACTTACTAGCAAAGGATCGACCTGAATCCTCACCTGCCCTTTCATGTTCTTTCTTGACCTTTTCAAGATGCGCAAGAACAGTCCGGCTTTCCTTGAGTTTCTTATAAACGTCAACATCGCCTGTTCTAAGAAACTCTTTACCCAAATCGGAAACCTTGCGCCGTACTTCAACCATTTTATCATCAACCTGATCGAATGACGATACGATGGCCTGTGCGGCTTCCTTGCTCTTTTTCTTTGTGTCTTGAGTGCCTCTGTCTACCTCATCTTTGAGGCTCTCGCGAAACTTTGTGCCACCTTGCTTACCAGCATCACCTAAGGTCTTTTCGGTATCCCTTTTGAGGGATTCCATTCTCCGTTTTGCAGATGCGGCACCCGGACCGGTGGCATCCCGATCCGAAATGACAATTTCGACTTCATTGCTCATTGGTGCCCCTTGCTACAATATTCAGATACCTTAGGTTGCTGGCATCTTCCTCAAGAACAACAGAGGGAGGACACGACCAAGCCTCACAGAGGTCTACAATCGTCTCGGCCTCTATTAGCTCTGGAGGCTTCTCAATCACACGTCCATCGGGAGTGATTCCTCCATCGCTCTGTCGCCATTCATCGAGTCTTTTCCCAATTCTTTCTTGACTCCCCGGGTAGCCTCAGAGTATGCCGCAAAAATTGCCAGCACCAAATCGTACGGCAGTTCTTCAATTGTCTCTACCGAAATAGGAAGGATTTTAGTTGAATCCTGAGCTTCAACATTCCATGACGTAATCTTACTAGCCATTAGTTCCATAACCTCATCATTGGTCATGGGAACGCCGGGCTGCAACTGAAGCCATTCCCGAATATTCGGTGCAATAGCTTCAACGGCAAGGTCAGTGAAGTCAGTGTCAGAAAAGTCTAGGGACAGGTTCCTCAAAACCGGTTTCATTATACAGTAGTCCAGGTGGGTACAGTGCCATCGGCGAGAACACCTGTGGTTGTCCAGGTAAGTTCACCAGCGGCAGAACGGGTAAGGGCATAGTCAGTGAACAGCAGAGCAAGCGGGAGGCTCTGATCGGACACCGTAATGACCGTGTCTCGCGTAACGGACGACGAACTAACCGTCTTAAAGACATCGTGAGACAGGTCGGACCCATTGTTAAAGAATCCGTTGATGTTTACGGTAGCATCGGCCAGGAGTAGCAGCCGCTCCATAGCGGATTTGTCAATACCAGTGACATCCTGAACACCGCGTGGAGTACTCAGGGTAAAGTTACTAATATCGTTACGGATGTCACGTGGGGTTGTCCCGCCTGAATCCTCGACTGTAAAGGTAGTCCAGCCGAGACCACTCTCTTTAGCCATCTCTCATCCTCTCCTAGCAATCTCAGCTAGTTTTTCCTGATGCTCACCAAAGTCATCCAGCCATGCACGCGTGGACAATTGGTGAGGCTTGGTTGTCCATTCCCTTACATCGCCACCCCGGACAACGTAAAGTTCTTGCCTGATCTTTTCCCTATGCACACCGAAACATCGTTGCCCCGGCTTAAAGAGAAAGACAGTCTCTCCGGTCTCCATTGTTCGCTCAGTGAATGCGCGACCGGATTTAGTACGAATGTATCCTGCCTGATTACGCCCTAGCTCAGTACGTTCATCTACCTTGGTCGCCCAACCTCTCTCGTATGCCTTGCACTCAGCCTCCCTGCAAGTAATCTCACGGAAGTGAGTATTTTGTGGAGAGACAATCACATATGATTTCCGACGCTCTGGCGGCAGTAGTGGCTGTATACTCATTAGAACACCGGGGTGGCAGAGTTGCGGACAATATTGACGGCAAATTGCAGGTTGCTAAATCCACCTGTCGTTACCGTGACAACCTTGAGATATTGCTCAACGGTAAGGTCAACTGCCGTGGCGATACGCTCCGAGAATGGCGCTGACGTAACCTCCGTGAAGGCCCCACCTGTCACGTCGGCATAAGCGTCACCACTGTTATTGGAGGATTCCTGTAGCTTAATGGTGACGTCCGTACCGGTAAAGGCGAAGACATGTAGATAAGCCTGCAAACCAAAAGATGAAGCGGCACCAAAGTTCAGTGCCGTACCGGCGGTAGCTTCCGTATCAGTCCTAACCCCAGCCGTGCCAAGTACTCCCCATTCCATAGCGTAACCATTAGCAGAGGCACTAGTTGCCATATGGAGTGATCCTGATTCCTCAAGAGTCGGATCATATCCAATTTGAAGTGCCCTCATGGAACAGGCAATAGAGCCAACACTAGTACTCATTGCCCAAGTGACATAGCGATTGGTTGTCGGCAACCCACTAAGCGCAGCGTGAACCTGGCCGTCAGCATCGTTAAACCATGATTCCCACTGGATAGCTCCATCACGCTTGCCACCAATGCGCTCATACGCACTCTTATCAATGCCAGTAACCTCTAGTGGGGACATAGGGCAAGATGCGTTTTGGATCTGTCCGACATCACCGCTGATGTTATAACCATCAACGTAAAAGTTTTCTCCGAGACCACTAATCTTGGTCATGCTACTTGCTCCCAAATATCGTCAACAATCAGCGGCACTCGCATCATGTAGGTTCTGTATTTCTTTCCGTCCTGATCCATGTATCCGGCATCAAATGTGATACCCCTACTGTGTGCCCCAAGAATGTCGACGTTTCGGATAGCGCCACCCAGAGTGAAGTCCCCATTAATGGCATTGCCAACCACATCAGCCGCTTTAAGCATTTCACGCTCAATACGGTCACCCGGTTGAGTAAGCATGTTAGTTGTGAAGCGAATTGCCCAATCAATGACTACCGTAGTCTTGTTGAGGCCACCCATTCCAGGAACAGCCCTAAGCCCCTGCGGCCAGGTGGCAATGGCTACCCCATTGCCAGGAGCCTTTTTAGGCTCATGCATGTTCACGACATCAGCAACGCCTAGAGCCGCTAATGTGGACTCCATGCGGTCAAAGATAGTATCTACGTCCATTACATCCTGCCAATGTGCCGCGTCAGAACATGCTCAACTAGTGAATCAACTTGACCCTCAAGTTCCTGCGTCGCTCTACGGAACGATGCGTAACCCTTGAATCGAGTAGTTCTATTCCGCTCAGAGGTTCCCTCAAGCCATCGACCGTAGATGATATCCCTGTCATGAACAATGTCAGCTTGAGCAAATCTCTGAATAATGACCTGTGTCTCATAGTACGGAGTCGGATACTTAATGCTCTGGTCTAGATTCTGCTGGACATTGGCAAGACCCTGAGTGCCGACTTCCCACCTAGCGTCAAGAATAAAATTGTCAACGGCAGTCTGATGACTTCCGTCAAAGATTGGACCACTCAGATTGACATTACAGGTAATCATTAGACTGCCCCATGCATTGGAGCGCGCCCATACTTGCGCTTAACATACTTGCGCTTTTCCTCAAGAGCACGACCAGAGGCATTGCGCGTCGAATCACCCGTGCCGACAACACGCGCGTAACCTGACGTCTCTTGCTCAATGGTGTTGATGGCCTCAGCTACGGTAAGCGCCTTGACGGGTCCGGGGTAGTCCTGAACCGCCACAGCCGTCGCGTCAGCATGCGTGGCCGCTGTAGTCCCTAGCACGCCCCTCACGACCGTCAGGCGACGCGGCGCGTAGATGTCTTGGGGTGATGCATGAGCGGCCAGTACGCTGCCGTCTTGGGCGCGCTTGACGATTAGATTGTTGCCACTGATGTCGACAATGCGCATACGCTCGGACTCAATGAGGATTGTCTCATCCTCATGGAATACTGTTCCATCAGCAACGGCTACCGTTGTGTTGGCTGCACTAGCCGTCAAACTAGTGCTAAGGTTCTGCCCACTGTCCAGCATGGAGCGTCGAGTCACGATCAGTCGTTCAGACTCAATGTTGAGCAGACTGCCAACACCAATTAGCGATGAATCAGTAATGTCAACCGTGGTCGTTGCCGTAGTGGCAATGGCTGCCTCAAGCACTCCAGCGGCTACCGTGTTGTTCTCGTATCCGAACAGTCCAGTAGCGGCAATATTCCGTTGATGCGTGTCACCCGTCTTGAAGACGGCACTAGAGTCTAAGTCAATTTCAATATGGGTATATGGCGGACCATCGTTGACAGGCTCAAGAAAGTAGTCAGATGATGCAATGGTTGTGCCACCTGACGTCAGGGACGTCAGGGAGATAATCTCATCTGCGTCTAGCCATAGTCGCCACGTGGTAGGAGAGAGATTAGTTGGCCAGTCAAAATACCGAGTGGCAAGCGTCGGATAGAAAACACGACGACACAAGTCGTCGACAGAGCGAGAGGCGTCCTCAATCGCTCTGTCGACCTGACGATTATTATACGTGGTGTCAGCCGAATTAACAGCGGCCTTGACTTCCTCACGCGTTGTGTACCAAGGAAGGGTGCCCATCCTTGACTCGCTTTCTGTCCTAGCCTGCATGCAGGCGGATAGGCTTACTGAATATTAAATTAGAATTCCCACAAGGGTTTTACAGGCTCTTTAGTTTCTGGGCCATCCATCGAATTGACAGAATCGGATTTCATCTGGTCCTGAGCTGAGGGGCTCTCCACAGAGGGGACAGGCTTGCGACTCTTTGAGGCCGTCTTCCTCGCGGATTTGACGGGCTTCATCGTAGATGGACTGGAGGCTTTCCCATCCCATTCTGTCACCTTTTCCTTGGGTGTCTCAGTCTCATGTTCATGGACTTCCTTAGGAGGCTCCGAGCCTCCATGACGCGTAATCTTTGGCATTGTTTCCTCCTAACGGTTCAGAACCTAGCAGGAAGGCGAGCACTTCCCGCTAGGCGCTCAGCCCTTAGGCAGATGCGGTGACAGTTGCGTTGCCTCCAGCGTCCAGCGGAACGAAAGTGCAATACCACTGAATAGCGCCGTCGGCCGTGGCTTCAGTTGCCACCGACTCGATTTCGCCAATGGGAGCAACGAACCTCAGAGGCTCGCCAGAACCCTTGACGAGAGACGGGGTATTGGTCGTGCCATCCTGATCAAACTCACCACAGATCACAGTACCAGCCGCCGTGTTGGTAGTACCAAGGTCGGTCGCCGTAGCGATAACTACCGTGTCACCGGTAGTCGGGTCAGTTTGAACATTGACCGAGTTTGCCCCTGTCATGGCCGTAGTGGTGATACCCCACATAGCCGTAATGAGGACAGGACCACCCGCAACGGTAAACACCTGATGGGTTGCCTCACCGTAAATAGTCTGGAGCTTCCCGGTAACAAAGTTACCCAAGGTAACCTTACGGATAGACTGGCCATCTACCATCGTAGTCATAATCAACCCTCCAATTAGGCGTTAGCCACGCCGGGACGCAGCAGGTTGGGAAGGTTGGATGGCTTGCGCTGCACCTGGAGACCAACCTTGAGGTACAGGAAGCAAGCAAGCTGAGCATTGTTGCTGAGGTCAGCCTGATTCACGGAAATGTGCGTGTAGCCATCGGCCAGGCTCGCGGCATCAACGTGAATGACATAGATCTTTTGCTTCTGGGCATCGTCAGCAACGGCAGTCATAATCGCTGCCGCCGTCTGAGTTGTCTCAACCCAAATCTCATCGTTGTCAAGGGTCGTCTCAGCCTTACGGTAAATGGTGTCAATCACCGCAAGGTCAGCAGAGGTCCCGTCCGTGTAGGCAGTATGCTGCTGGAGCGAGGGAACGGGGTCGTCCCCATCGGTGCCAGCACCGTAGACAAGCACGATATCGATGCCAGAACAATCGTGCATGCTGATTCGCTTACCGGTTGCCCCGGCCGTGGCCAGGTCAACAGGGGCGAGGGCAAGACCAATATCGTAGTCCTTACCCAAACCCATCATTTTGATATTGCCTTTCCTCGAGGGGTGTTAATGCCTTTCCGGATTAAGTGTGGGGCAGGGGTGTCAATGCCTGCCCCACACCGGCCGATTACGCGCGTGTCGCCAGAGTCACGAACGCAGACAGAGTGTCAGAACTAGCATTCTTGGGCGTGATAGCGGACATCAGCCACGGACGGCCGTCCACGCGCTCAATGATCCTGAACGCAGTAGAATCATTCTGGAACTTGAAGTGAGGCGAGGACGTGACAGACATAGCCTGCCTGTCACCAATGAGGTAGAACGCAGGATCGACAAACGAAATATCGGTCTTGGTCCCGAGAGTGGCAGCCTTTTCGGTGATGATGACCGGGCGACCAAGGATGGTGGCAGGCGGACCCGCAGCACCATTGTTCAGCCACACGGGGGAGCCACCGGTACCGACCGAGAGAGCCATCTCAGCAAGCTCAGGGAAGG